ATAGTAGTTATGTATTGGAAACTAGTAACACTGCATTTATGGGTTATTTAATAGGATAGAATGATATGAGCACATTAAAAGTCGGAACAATTCAAGACCACGCAAATTCAAACACTGCAATCAGTATTGATAGTGCTGGTCGTGTAACTCAACCAGCAAAACCAGCATTTACAGTTAGTTGTAATTCTGGTGCTGTGCTTGCCGGTGGTGATATAGTTTTTGATTTGGCACATATTAATAATGGAAATCATTACAACACTTCAAATGGACGTTTTACTGCTCCAGTAAGTGGACTTTATTTTTTCTGTTGGAGTTTGTTACATGAAACTATAGATGGTAGGTCTGGTTCTTTTTATTTTAAAGTAAATGGTTCACAAGCACCCACAACCACAAATGGTTTTTTTGACCAATCTAATGATGATTATCGTGCAAATACTAGTTGGAATCAAATTCTTAATTTAACTGCTAACCAGTATGTACAATGTTATTCAAGTGTACAAACTTACAGAACTAATCATGCTTGGTCTGGGTTCTTAATCTAATAACTCTAACGTAGTTTCCTTATAAATAGTACAAAGGAGACTGTGTGAATGGCGTCTATATCGAACATATTTATTGACCAAGGTGCAACTTTTTCAACCACACTGACAATCAACGATTCAACTGGTTCTGCACTAGACTTAACAAACTATACAGCGATTGCACAGATACGCAAATCGCCCTCATCCTCTACGTCTACTGCATTTACAGTAGCATTTGTTTCGCCTAGAACCACAGGTCAAATCACAATATCCCTTACAGATACACAAACGACTGCACTTGAGGCAGGACGTTACAACTATGATGTTCTAATAACATCTGGTGCGAGTGTAAAGACAAGAGTTGTCGAGGGAATTGCAACAGTTAATCCAGCAGTGTCGAGGTAAAGATGTCAGATATCACAACAAATTTAACACAATCCAACACGATAGTAGGTTCAGTATCACAAGGGAATCAATCACAAGTAGTTCGTGTCACAACATCAAGTAATGCAAACGCTGGGTCAATGTCTGATTCAAGTCAAGCAGAAGTAGTCAGAGTTTCGGTGCCAGGCCCTCAAGGGCCAACTGGTTCTGCTGGTTCATCTGCAAACAACATTGCACAAGCATCTGATGTGGACACAACAACTTTCGGATTAAATGATGGGTCTATTTTGCAATACCGAGCAGCAACACAAAAGTTTGTTGCGAGAACAGAGTTTGATACTACTACTGGAACGATAGTTCTAAATAGTGGAAGTTTTTAACAAATAGGAAGATAGAAAATGGCATTAACGCTACAGATAAAAAGGTCTACAGGTACTAATGCACCAGGCTCACTTGCCGATGGTGAATTAGCGTATACCCACGGTACAGGTACTTCGGGCAACAATGGTGATAGACTTTTCATTGGTGATGGTTCTACAGTAAACGTAATCGGTGGTCAATTCTTTTCAGATATGCTTGACCATACGCAAGGCACACTCACAGCGTCAAGTGCAATAACGGTAGATAACAATAAAGCAGTTGACGATTTTATTGTTGGTAATAACGCAACAACTGGTGGTTCACTTCAGATTAAAGAAGGAACAAATAATGGAACGCATCACGTTCAACTTAAAGCACCAAACGCATTAAGTGGTAATGTTGAATTTACTTTACCAAGTGCAGACGGTTCTTCTGACCAGTTTCTAAAAACAAATGGTTCTGGTACACTTTCGTTTGCTTCAGTTTCCACATCATTTACACTTGCCGCAGATAGTGGTTCTAACGATACATTCAATACTGGTGAAACTCTTACGTTCTTCGGTGGAGAAGGTATTGATACAAGTGTTGCAAACAATGCTATTACAATCACTGGTGAGGATGCAACTGCATCCAATAAAGGTATTGCATCATTCGCTTCTGCTGACTTTGATGTTTCTTCTGGTGCAGTAAGTATTAAAACTGGTGGTGTCTCTTCTGGACAACTTGCTGGTTCAATTGCAAACGCCAAACTTGCAAACAGTTCTGTAACAATCGGTTCTGATGCAGTTGCACTTGGTGGTACACAAACGGATATTAACGGTCTTACATCTCTTGATGTTGACAATCTTACATTAGATGGTAACACAGTATCGTCTACAAACACAAACGGCAACATAGTATTAGACCCAAATGGAACTGGTACAGTTGATGTTTCTAGTGCAAAGATTACAAGTGTTGCAACACCTAGTTCTGATTCAGACGCAGCGACTAAAGGATATGTCGATGGTGTTGTTAACGGATTAGATGTTAAGAAGTCAGTTGACTTTGCCTCAACTGCAAATGTCGCTGGTACATACAACAATGGTGCTGGTACAGTCACTGCTGGTTCAAACGGTGCATTGGCAATGGACGGTGGTGCTCCATCCAACGGTCAAAGAGTTCTTCTTAAAAATCAGACATCGAATGTTCAGAATGGTGTTTATGTTGTAACAAACTCTGGTGGTGCTGGTAGTGCATATGTTCTAACAAGAGCCGCAGACGCAGATGCAAACGCAGAACTGTCTGGTGGTGCATTCTTCTTCGTTGAACAGGGTTCTGCAAACGCAGACAATGGTTTTGTTACTACACACAATGGAACACCAACATTGGGTACAGATGCAATTACTTTTGAACAATTCTCTGGTGCTGGTCAGATTAGTGCTGGTTCTGCACTTACAAAAACTGGTAACACCTTAAATGTCGCAGTCGATGACTCTTCTATTGAAATCAATTCTGATGCGTTAAGAGTTAAGGCAAGTGGTATTACAAATGCAATGTTGGCAGGGTCAATTGACCTTACCGCAAAGGTAACTGGTGCTTTACCTGTTGGAAATGGTGGTACAGGATTATCCTCAATTGCAAAAGGTTCTGTACTTGTAGCGAACTCCGCTAATACTTTGTCTGCTCTTGATGGTGGTGGTTCTAATGATGGGTTCTTGGCATACACGGCAAGTTCTGATACACTTTCTTTTGCAACGAGTATTGACGGCGGTACATTCTAAATAGTCGTGTAGGGGTTGCCTCATGGCTGTGGATATAAAACTTAAAAGGTCGCACACACACTCTAATATTCCAACAACTTCGGACTTGGCAGAGGGTGAATTTGCTGTCAATACATATGACCGCAAACTGTATATGCGTGACGGCAGTAACGACATTGTTACTGTTGGAAACCATTATGCAACCGACTATGAGTCTGCAACAAAAGTACTATATGTAACCGTTGCAACTTCTACCACAGACCATCCATATCACGGAACTGGTTCTAGTAACAAGTACAAAATTAACGGTATATTTTCACCGTATCTTCATTTAATTCCAAAAAACACTTATAAGTTTGACCAGAGCGATTCAAGTAATTCTAACCATCCCCTTCGTTTTTATCTTGACGCAAGTAAGACAACTGCATTTACTACTGGTGTCACAACTTCTGGAACGCCTGGCAATGCTGGAGCATATACACAAATAATTGTTTCAGATACGACACCTTCAGTTCTTCACTACCAATGTTCTGCACACGCAAACATGGGTTGGGCAGTATTTACCAACACAAGAAATCTTACAAACTTTGATACTGATGACCTTTCAGAAGGTTCAAGTAATTTATACTTTACAAACGCAAGAGCAGACGCAAGAGCAGAATCCGTCTTTGGTGCAAAGAATACAAATAATTTACCAGAGGGAAACAACAACCTTTATCATACAACTGCAAGAGTGCAGGCAATATCTATCAACAATGTTTCTGAAGACAGTACTCCACAACTTGGAGGCGACCTTGATTTAAATTCAAATAATATTACTGGTACTGGTAACATTTCTACTACTGGTAATTTAACACTTACATCTACTGATGCTGGTGCAAGTGCAGCTCCTACAATTGATTTGATTCGTGATAGTTCAAGTCCTGCTGATGCAGACTATCTTGGTCAACTTGCATTTAAAGGTGATGATGACGGTGGTAGTTCTCATACATATGCAAAGATTACTGGTAAGATTGGTGACGCATCTGCTGGTTCAGAAGACGGTCTTATAGAATTTGCAGTAGTATCTAGTGGTTCAAATGAGATTATTGCAAGAGTAAAAACTGATGGTATTTTATTAAATACTGGAAATACACTTCGTTTTGAGGGTGCAACTGCTGATGAATATGAAACGACATTAACAGTCACAGACCCAACAGCAGATAGAACAATCACATTACCAAACGCAACTGGCACAGTTGCACTGACAAGTGATATTACATCATCTGATGTTGTTGACGATACTTCGCCACAGTTGGGTGGCAACTTGGATGTCAACGGACGAACAATTACATCTGCATCAAACGGTAATATTGCGATTACACCAAACGGTTCTGGTTCTGTTATCATTGATGGATTATCGCATCCACAGGCAGATGGTAATGCTGGACAAGTTCTAAAAACAGATGGTAGTGGACAACTTGCATTTGCATCTGTTAGTTCACTTGCTGGTGCTGGTATTCAAAACGTATCTGATGATAGTTCTCCACAACTTGGAGGCAACCTAGATTTAGTAACTCACAGTATTGTGACTACATCTAATAGAGATATCAACCTTACACCGAATGGTTCTGGTAAAGTTGTTGTGGGAACAAATGGTATTGAGTTTGGAGATGGAAGTATCCAAACTGCCGCTGGTGCATCACAAGGATTCGCAATTGCCATGGGTGTCGCACTTGGATGATATAAATAGATAATAAAGGAAAGATTAAATGGCAAATCCAAATTCAAGAGCAAACTTAAAAGAGTATTGTCTTAGAACTCTTGGTAAGCCTGTGATTGAAATCAATGTCGATGATGACCAAGTAGAGGACAGAATTGACGAAGCGTTGCAATACTTCGCCCAATACCACTACGATGGTGTAGAGAGGATGTATTTAAAACATAAAATCACACAGGCAGAAATCGACAGAGCTGCGACTAATACGACTACATCTGCAACAGACAAAGCAGATAACTCAATCACTGCATCGTGGTTGGAAGGTAAGGGGTTTATCCCTGTACCAGATAGTGTTCTGTCTGTTATTAAGGTATTTGATTTTACTGACAAAGCGAATCTAAATCTATTTGATGTTCGTTATCAGTTAAGACTAAATGACCTATATGACTTCTCAAGTACTTCGGTATTGCATTATCAAATGACTATGCAACACTTAGATTTCCTTGACCACATTCTTGTTGGTGAAAAACCAATTCGATTTAATCAACATATGAATAGACTATACATTGATATGGATTGGGGAAATGATGTTACCGCTGACGAATATATAATTATTGAATGCTATAGAAAAGTAGACCCATCTACATATACAGATGTTTTTAATGACATCTATTTGAAGAGATATACAACCGCACTAATTAAAAGACAATGGGGTGCAAACCTTTCCAAGTTTGAAGGTGTGCAGATGTTAGGTGGTGTAACATTAAACGGTGCAAAACTTTTTGAAGAAGCAAACGCCGACATCGAAAAATTAGAAGAACAAATACAGCTCGCATATGAGTTACCACCAAACTATATGATAGGATAATTTGATGCCAACAAACGTGTATTTCGACACAGGTACTAAACCAGAACAACATCTCTATGAAGATTTAATGATAGAGCAGTTGAAGATTTATGGTCAAGACGTATACTACATTCCAAGGACTCTTGTAAAAGAAGACCAACTCTTGGGTGAAGACGTATTGTCTAAATTTGGTGATGCATACTTAATCGAAATGTACTTTGAGAATGTAGAAGGATATGAGGGCGAAAAAGAAATCATGTCCAAGTTTGGTTTACAAATGAATGAAGATGCTACTTTTGTTGTAGCAAAAAGAAGGTTTGAACAACTTGTGTCTACAGACTCAAACTTGATTGTAAAGACAAGACCAAATGAAGGTGACCTTGTTTACTTCCCAAGGGTCAAGAAAATGTTTGAGATTTCTTTTGTAGACCATGATGACCCATTCTATCAAGTACATAATATACCAGCTTTTAAACTAAAAGTCAAGACTTTTGAATATGGTTCAGAGGATATTGATACAGGTATTGCAGAGATTGATGCAATTGAAACAGACAACTCACTGGATGCTGGTTTACATCAATTATCTATGGAAGATGGTACAGGTTCAATCCTGTCTGAAACAGGACACTATATAATACTAGAAACTTATAAAGTAGATACTATTGATGAGAACGCAATGAATGATTTCTTTGATACAGCGGACGACTCCGTTCTTGACTTTACAGAGTCTAATCCGTTTGGCGATATTGGAAGGTTAGGATAATATGTTAGGACAACAATTTTACCATGAAACAATGCGAAAAGTCGTTGTTGCATTTGGAACAATGTTTAATGATATTCACCTTGTTCGACAGAACAATGCTGGTGAAGTAACGCAAACGATGAAAGTTCCACTTGCGTATGGGCCAAAAAGTAAATGGTTAGCAAGACTTAGAGAAGACCCCAACCTCACAAAGAAGGTTGCGGTTACTTTGCCTCGTATTGGATTTGAAATTCAAACTATTTCTTATGATTCTACTCGTAAACTAAATTCTATTCAAAAATTAAAGAAGGTAAATTCGTCTGCTCAAGGTAAGACAATGAGTCAACAGTTTATGCCTGTTCCATATAATATGGACTTTCAAATGTCAGTTATGGCAAAGAACTCTGACGATGCATTGCAAATTGTAGAACAAATTCTTCCATTCTTTCAACCAGATTATACAGTAACACTAAATGATAACACTGCAATGGGTACAACTAGGGATGTTCCTATTGTCTTGACAAATGTTGGTTATGAAGATAATTATGAATCGGATATGATTACAAGACGAGCAATCATCTATACATTAGATTTCACTGCTAAATTTTATCTGTACGGCCCTGTCACCGACCAGAAGGTTATTAAGACAGTACAGGTTGACCAATATACAGATTCAAAAGTTAACGCACCTAAGAGAGAACAAAGATACTCTGTTGCACCCAATCCTGCCTCTGCTGATGCAGATGATGATTTTGGTTTTAACGAGACAACCTCGTTCTTTGAGGACGCAAAGAATTACGATGAAACGACAGGTACAGACACAGATGATGCATAAATACTATAAAGGAAAAAGATAATGCCGATTAGACAAATAGTTTCTCGTTCTATTAAAGATGGTGAGATTGTAGATGCAGATACAAATTCATCTTTCAGTAGTGGTTCTGGTTTCTTCCAAGGAGAGAATGGTTCAACTGCTCAATCATCAAAGAAGGGTGATATCTTTCGTGTGAACGAAGCAACTCTAAACACAAGTGTGACTATCGCATCTGGTGATAATGCATCATGTGCTGGGCCTTTGACTGTATCCACATCTGGAACTGTTAACTTGACTGTTAACGGTAACTTAACGATTGTATAGGGGATAGAGAATGGGTTCAACATTAACAGTAGATAATAT